AAGACAAGAGCACAAACTCCTTTAGGTAATTATGGGTATGAGCAATTATCAAATAAATTAAATAATATTGCTAAAATTAGAGGTAATGACGAAAAACACACACCAGAGTCAGCTGAAAGAATTATCAAGTGGATGACTACTCCTGCTACTATGAGATTTTTAGGTGCTCAAGCTGCTATGGGAAACCATACTCAAATTGTAAATCAAATTATATCAACTGGTATGGGTACTTTTTTAGAAGCACATCGAATAATGGGTACAAAAGATAGCCAAAAAGAACAAGATTGGAAGGAAATTGTAGATAACACTGGTGTTTTAAACTTAGTAACAATGTTCCAAGATGTTATGCTTCAAGGTGCAGATATAAAATGGAATGACTTCGGATTTGTCCCATTCACAGAAAGCTTACCTTTTGGTATTCCATCTCATAATATGGCTGAATTTGGAAGAATACTTGCTAAAGGAAGAGATTCTTTTATAAACAGTAAAGATAAAAACATAGATGATTTTGTATTAAAATTAGTTATAAAGTCAAAAAGTAGAAAAGAGCGAGAACAGCTTAAATACTTAAAAGATTTAAATGCTTTAAGAAAGAGAATTAATCAGACAGATTTAGACAAGAAAAAGGGACAACTGTATGATATTCTCAGTATGGATGACAATCAAACAGAAAAAATTATTAAAGACCAGTTTAAAGCTTTAATAGGCGATGTAGCTGATACTAAGTTAAGAAAAATGGTTTCTTGGAAATTGTCTTACTCTTTTAATAGTAAGTCTATTGGAGAATGGTTTACTTTTACTGGAGGTGAGGAATTATTAAGAAAAACCACTATTATTATGGCTTTATTGGATGCTAAAAAGAGAGGAATATTGGGAGGAAGGGATAATACCCCTGATAAAGAATTATTTATGTCAAATCAAGCTGTTAGAATAGCTAGAGATGCAGTTTATAATACTCAATTTGGAATGACTCCACAATATTTAGGAGAAGGGTTTAATGGATTTGGAAGATTGCTATTTCAATATAAGCAATATCCTACAATGCAAATGATTCATGATTATAATGTAGTTAAAAAATTTACTGATGGAAATAGACTTGGAACTGATGGTGTTGTTAGAATAACTAAAGCAGTTACTGATGCTATGGTTAGAGGGGCTACTCAAAAAGGCAGAAGAAAAGGCTATGACCCTAAAGACCCTTATTTAGACCAAGAAGCATTAGCTATGGCTAGATTTTTATTTACTAGAGGTATTGCGAGTGTTATTTCAAGTATGATTAGTACAGTAGCTTATATTTCTCCTTTAATTAGATGGGCTGGTGGTAGTGTTGGTGTAAATCTGGTCAGAAGTGCAGAAAATCCACTTTTAGGACTTACAATGAGGTGGTTTGTCTGGGTTTCTTTAATGGCTATGGGATGGAGCGATGAGGAGGAAGACGCTAAAGATAATTTTCTAAATAAAATTAGATTTACTCTAATGCCTGTCCTCCTCGGTGCCGCAGCTAGGGATATTGCAACAACTTTAGATTGGATTGAGGACTAATCCTTTCTATTCTCATCGTTTAGCAATTCTCTAACCTGATTCATCCCACTCTTAACTGAAGTGAGGAGTACTTTTATTTCATCTATAATTAATAACAAATTCTTTATGCTATCTGCTAGTAGTTTTTCTCTATATCGTTTCGAATTTGCCATACTGTATTTCTGACCTTATGGCAAAATTAAAAATGCTAAATCCGAATTTAATTATTTGTCCAAAATGATGAGTAATTTCAAATTGTAATGGATTGATTCCCAATCTTATTTCTCTTTGCTTAGAAGTTCCTCCTGGCATTTGTGTGGTTATATCTAATACAACAAATCCAATAATATCATTTCCCCAATTTATTCTTTCTTTTATCACAGGTAATTCTACATTATATCCCATTATTTTTGACTCCATACATAGCTATACAAATAGCGTCTGCTGTTTTTAAAGTAGCTTTTAAACCACTTTCTTTGGTTGCGATTTCTTTCAATCTATTTTTCCTTTCTTGTTTATCTTTTGGAAGTTCTAAACCCTTTTGCCACGCTTGAGGCGTAACTAAAATGGTCTCTATATTAAAAGAAGAGAGTATACCTTTCCATATTCCGAAGTTTTCCCCAAACTTAAAAGCACTGCTTCTTCCGTCTGTAGGAAAGGCATGTACACTCTCCAAATAGCATATTGGATTCACTGCAAACTTTTTAAAGACTTTAATCAATTCTACCATCTCGTCTATAGTACTAGGGCAATTATAAGCAGTCCATATATTTCTGTCTACTCTTATTGCTCTTGCAATTCCTCCTCCTTTGCCAGGGTCTATGCCTATAATATGTCTTTGTTTATTCATTTCTAACCTGTTGTTCGCCTTCATCTAAGTCTCTTTTTATCTTAATTAAATCCTCTTTTAACTTAACAAATTGAGCTTTTTCTTCATTTTCACTTAATATATTAAAGTAACCTGACACTTTTTCATACAAACTTAAAGTTCTGATTAATTGGTCTATTTCTGCTTTTGTGAATTTTATATTAGCTGATGAAATCATTAGAAACTCACCTGAGTATCTAAAGCTCTACTCTTATCTATCTTAACTGTGTTTTTAGCCATAATTTTTCTATGCTCCTCTCTTGCTAAATCACCATTATCATAGAATTTGCATTTGCTTCCATTGAAACCCATAAGATAAGTACCAACTTTTCCATATCTAGCTTTATCGCAAATCACTTCTATTTCGTGTTTATCATATTTTTCATCGTCAAAATTATATCCATAGAATACAAATAACGCTGTTTCTGCTGTTTGTTCAATAGCACCACTTTCAGAGAAATCTGACATCTTTGGTCTTGGCTCTAATCGCTTTTCTATTTCTCTATTTAATTGAGATACTAATATTGCACTACAATTTTGTTTTTTACAAACCCATTTATATTCAGTAAGTATATCTTCTATTTCAAATCTTCTGTCTTTATTAGATTTATTCTTTACTTTAACTAACTGTATGTAATCATCAATTACCACATCAGGCTTTTCTCTCTGTATTTCTCTCATAGCATCATCAAGTGTTCTTATATCATCATACATTATTAAATTTTCTAATTTTCCTTTTACATTTTCTGCTATTATTTCTATTGTTTCCATTCTACCTTCATCAATATCCCCTACCCTTAAATCTTGGTATGATAATCCATCGCTTGACATAACAAAGAATTTCTTCATCATCTCAGAATTGCTCATTTCTCTATTAAATAACATAACTTTATAGCCTTGTTTTAATAAACTAAGAGTTAAATTCGTAGTTAATGTCGTCTTTCCATGTCCAGGTCTTCCACCAATCACTGTTATTTCTTTTCTAGTCATACCACCTGCGATATTATCTAGTGGTTTATAACCAAATGGGATAATATTTTTTCCAGTTTTTAAAGTATCAATTGTATCATTTACTATCTCATTAATATCTCTTTTTTTACTAGGAGCAATTTCCATTAATTCATTTATTAATCTAGCATGTTCATGTAATAATTCTTCTGCTTTTTCTTCTTGTTTATCTAAACTTGTACTATACAATTTATGTGCAGATTTAATCGATTCTCTTTTAATATATTTTTCCCATATAATCCTAGCATAGTGTTCAACATTTGCAGTCGTAGGAACTTTATCTGACAATCCAGTAATGTAATACATACTTAATCCACTATCTTTTGTAATAACTTCTTTATCTTTAAGATATTGAGATACAGTGATAACGTCTATTGCTTCACCATTTCTATGCATTTCACTACAAGCTTCCCATATTGCTTTTGTATTATTGTTATAAAATGCTTCTGTGTCTCTTATCCAACCATCGCATTTTGTAAATATATCATTACCTTTAAGCAATACAGCGCCAACAACAGCTTCTTCTGCGTCTATTGAATTTGGAAATTCTTTCATTCCCATATGTCCTCCTTAAATTAAGCTTATCTGCTGATTCGCAGGTTCGTAGTTAGTGATTACTATTTCGTTTTTATAATCTTTTTTGTGGTTTTGTCCTGAGTATTTTGTTGGTATCTTTTTAATTTTAAAATCTTTATATAATTCCATAACTAATTCTCTGTCATCATAACTTACCATAAACTTTCCTCCTGCTTTATCTACTTCTTTAACCATTTGTGCTAATTCCCTATGGTCATTTTCATTAAATGAATGGAAATAATAATCTCCTCTTTCTCCTGCTCTAATGTATGGTGGGTCATAATACCAAAAATCACCTTTTTTAACAGGATACCTTTTATGAAGTTCTCTAAAATCAAAATTTTCTATTATTGTATGCATTAATTTTTCTCTACCTATATGTATAAAATCTAAAGCATCTGTGTCCCAATTATCTTCTTTACTTATTGGACAATGGTAATTATGATTAAAAGCATTCATTATTATATAAAAATATTTAGCAGCTCTTTTGTAATCAGGAAATGTTATGTCATGCTTTTCATTTAATTCTAATCTAAAATTATAAAATAAGTGTCTTGATTTTGGTATCATTCTGCAATATTTTTTAAAAGCATCGAAATCTTCACATATTACATGATATAAGTTTGCAACATCATTATCAAAGTCATTAACTATGCTAAATTCTGCGTTAGCTTTTCTCATATACATGGAAAGACCTCCTGCAAACACCTCTATGTATCTTTGATGTTTCGGTAACATTGGTATTAGTATCTTACTAAGTTGATATTTTCCTCCATAGTAAGGTATTATAACAGGACAGTCTCTCCATTTAATATCAGTCATTTTCTATGCAGTAGCCCATTTCATTACTGATGGGTACAACTGGCTTTCTAGCTTATGAGTGGTATTGTATTTTCTATTCATTTTATGAGTATTTATATATGTAGCAACATTATACAAATCCCAATATGTCTTTGGTTTATTCGCAATTAAATATTGAGTAATAAACTCAGACATTGTGGAAGGGAATAGTTCAATTAACTTTATTATGTGATTTTGTCTAAGCTTTGTATCTTTTAGTAACGGAAGCTTTTTACCCTCTTCTTCTGTTTTCTCAATTACATTAACAATTACTTCTTCTAATTTATCTAAATTCAGATTTCCGATATTATGTTTGTAATTATGCTTTTCAATTACATTTCCTATAATCATTCCATTGCTACAAACTAATCTAAAAGCACCAGATAATATATGAACCTGCAAACTTCCATCATAACTATTTTTAATTATAACTTCAGCGTTCATTTCATCGCCCTTACTTACTTCAAATTTAGTATTTGGTAATGACCATTTCCAAACTGTGCGTTGACCATCGCCCAAACTGACTGCTTCTCTTAATTCTGCATTGTGCTGCTTTAAGATTGGT